TTTTCTGATGTAAACAATGCATTAGAAAGATTAACTAATAATGAAATAGGACTTAGACCTTTGCTTGGAGCAAAAAAACCATATGGAACATATAGAGATTTATTTAATAATCCTGTACCTGATGTACTTGGACCAAGTGCTAGTCAACTTGCAAATATAGGAGATATTGCTTGGACATGGGGTACTGGTAAATACAACCATCACACAGCAAGAAATGTGCGTAGACTTTTACCATTTCAAAATGTATGGTTTTTGGATTCATTATTTGATGAGATTGAGAAAAAGGCCTTAAGATGAGTATAACTATATCAAATACTAGTGCCAGAATACAATATACTGCTACTAGTTCACAAACACAGTTTACTGTGCCATTTGAATTTTTTTCAGATGCAGATTTATTAGTAGTACATACTAATGCTGGTGGTGTAGATGCTACAT